ATTATCTTTATTAATCTTTTTTAGCCCCTTTAACTCATTTTGGATTTTTGTTTCATCACCATGAGTAAGTAGTTTGTATTCAACTACATTACCGGAGTGGGGGAGTGTAAATGAAAATTGGTTAATCCCTTCAGTATATAGATCGCTATTAAGTTCTTTATCTTTTAATGATGTTAAATCAACTGTCTCTTTTCCTCCTTTGTGGGAAAATGTATAGTCTTTACCATAACCTAAAACACGGGCTGCTATCATAATAGCATTTTTATCTCCAATTAGTAAGTCTGACCAATTAAATTTAGTTATTACTAATGCCTTTAATACTCTGTCAATTACTGAACCATCATTAATATAGGCTGAATTAGTTAGAATATCTTCCTCTTTAGCGGTCATATATTTCATTTCTATCTTACCACTAGATAGTACATTATCCTTTGAGTATAAAAGTCCTTTTGATGGGAGTGTTACGGTTTCCGTAGGTATTTTAAATTGTGTCATAATCTTTATTTAATAATAACGTTTGTTCATATTATACATATGAATATAAGAAAAAGCCTGACCGAAGCCAAGCTATTTTCTAAATTAGGGGAAAGTAATGTTTTTAGAAGTTTAAAATACAATAATCTGGTTGTACTGTAATGCTTATATTTTGAGCAGTATCTACAGTATCCCAATTATAATCTCCAAATGATGTACTTGTAATAAATGCACCTTTTATAATCCATTCAGATACAATATCTCCTACAGGTCCTAGTACGTTAAAAGTAAGATCTTTTTTATAGAAATCACTATACCCATCACGACCAGTAACTGACTCGTGGTGTAAACGTACCCATTCCATAGTTGCTTGTGCTCCAGATGGGGTAATTGGATCAAATAATGTTAAAGAAATTGGATCCCAAGTGGATTTTCCTTTTACATATCTTGATACATTAATATGATTTAATTCAACTGTACCTTGTGATAAAGTTACAGCCCCTACTTCTTTTACTAAATAAGCTGGAATACCATCAATATACATGATAAACCTATTAGCTTGTTTTGGCTCAAAAGCGGTGAAAAATATTTCGTTTGGATCTAATACTGCCATTTTATTTTTTTATTTTATTATAAATATTTATCTTTTTAATTTTTACGCTGGAAATGTTGCTCCAGTTGGTAATACATTGAAATCAAGAATTACAAATTCAGCTGTTTTAGTTGGTTGTAAGAATATTTGTCCTACTAACTCATTTCTATCTATTACAGTTGGTGTGTTATTGGTATCATCCATTACTACTTTAAATGCATACAATCCCTGTCTTTGTTGTACTCCTTCTAAATAAGGATTAACTACACTTAAGAAATTGTTTCTTGTAGCAATTGTATTTTGTTCAAATACTAAATTATCAGATACTCCAGAAATAAATCCTTTAAGAGCAATTAATAATCTACGTACATTTACTCTATCTAAAGCACTAGAACGTTTTTGTAATGTCTTTTGTCCAAATACAACTACTCCGGCTTGTGGGAAAGTTGCTAATGGGTTAACATTTGCTTCGTATAAAGTATCTCTGTTATTTGCTGTTAATTTTCTTTCAGCTCTAACTACTTGTCCTAAAGCACCTCTAGTTAAACCTGCAGGCGCGAACCATGGTTCACTTGAAGCGTCTGTAAATACATACACTCCTGGAATTACAGTTGAAGCTGGACAGTATACTAATTCACCAGTTTGTGGGTCAATCATTTGAACCCATGGCCAATATGTTGCTGCATAACTATTATCAAAGGAAGATGCTGCTTGTGAAACTGAAGCTACTGAGCTACCATATTTTACTAAGTCTAATACTGCAATGTTATCTCCTCTATTTATTGAGTTATTGATTAAAGCTGTCGTTTGTGTTGCGTGAGTTGCGTTAAGTAATCCAGGAGCACTTATTACATTATATTGGTATTCATCTATATTTCCTAATAAGGCAATTGCGTTATTATAATTACTACCAGTTAAACCTTGTGTGTCAAATGCAGCACCATTTCCTATGTCCCCATAAAAATTAGCAACTCTTCCGTCTACTATATTTTTTCCTACAGCTCCATTAAATGAACCAGATTGGACAGCAGGTAAAGACCCTGTAAATTGTGATTTTGCTTGTCCATTATTATCGAAATAATTTGGAGTTTTCATATTTACAGACTTAACTCTTACATATCTTGATAAGTTAGCATATGATCCTGATTCTTGTACAAAATAATCTGCACCTTCATTAACCAAACGTTTGCTAATATCACCAATTTGTGCTGCAATATAATTTGGTTGGTAAGGGTCTAATGATACATTTGAATATTGTTCTAATACTGTTTGTTGATTGGCATTATCATTTCCTCTACGAACTATTAAACTAAATGTTCCTGATCCTGTATTTACACCAGCAATTGACCAGCGTACATTTTGTGCTGAACCAGTTGCTAAAGCACCTTCACTTAATTCTTGTACTCCGGTATTCATTACCTCTCCTTCAGAGATAGTTTCTAATACAAAAGGTTGATTTAAATCTACTAAATTACTTTCTACTATTTTTAATTCTGCAGTATCTGCTACTAAATCTAATGCTGTAACTGTAATTACAGTATTACCTGTACCTGTACCTGCACCTATTGCACTAATAATAGCGGCAGCGGATATAGTAAATATAGTTCCTACTTTAACCCCTTCTCCTACTGATGTTGCTGTTATAGTTGTAATAGCAGCAGATCCATCTCCTCCAGCGGTAGTTAAAGTAAAAGTTACTCCAGTTACACCTGTTGAATTTGTACCACTTACTATTGCTTGTGTTGCAGCAGTAGCTCCTTGAGTAATTGTGAAACTTCCAGCATCATTACCACCTGCAAACCCTAAAGTAGATGAGCCTGTTAATTCTGTTGTTACTAATGGAGAACCACCTACATCATTTGATGAAAAAGTAATTGTATCTCCTACTTCGTATCCGTTTCCAGCTGCTGATGCAGTAACTCCAGTTAATACTCCATTGTTAGTTTGAAGAGCAAATGTTGCTCCCGTTCCTGTACCTGTTTGAGTATAAGTTTGGGGTGCAGCGTATATTTCAATTCCTGACCCTGTAAATGAAGTTCCGGCAACTGCAACTGAAGTAAATAATGCTGCTGCATTTGTATCTCCTGTTAATAAACCAGACCCATCTACAGTACTCATAAATGAACTTGTTGCAGAGGTAAAGTTTTCAGGAGTTACTCTTGTAACTAATAAACTTGATCCCCCACTTTGAAAGTAATTGTTTGCTGATAATGAAGTTAAGTATGAATATGCAACTGATGCACTTTGTACCGTAGTACCGAAAATTGCTGAATACTCACTAAAAGAAGTAACTAATGTAGGAACTTCAACTGGACCCAGAGCTGCTGGTCCTATAATTGCGGCACCAATTTCAGCGGGTTGTTGAGTAATAAATGATTGGTCGTTTTCTCTAGCCAATACACCTGGAGATAATAATGTTTCTGCCATCTTTATATGTTATTTTTAATATTGTTTTATTATACATATTAAAGATTTTCTCAAAGAACTATTCTAACTTAATAAATTCTCCTTTTTCTAAATCAATATTACCATCCCCATACTTTTCTTGTAATTCCTTACCTAATTTTTCTTGTTGTTGGAGTTGTGTTTGGTATCGGGTTTGAAGGTTTTGTTTTTCTTTTTCAATAAATACTTTTCTTAATTCTATTTGTCCTAGGGCAAAAGTAATTTCGTTATCTTGTGATTGAAAATCTCTTAACTGTTGTAACTCTTCTTTTAATAACTTTGTTGTACTCATTTTATTTTGGTTTAATTATAAATATTAAAAATTTTCTATTTTATTACGATCTTTATTATGGTATATATCAGTAAGATCAATTAACCTTTTGTCGTGATAAAAACCGATATTTTCTATTGTAGGCAATTCTATTAATTGGTTTACCTGTGTTATTGTTATATCTTGGGTATTAATGTTTAATTTTATATCATGTTTAGATAAATTGTCATATACTAACAATTGAGTTTGATCAAAAAATAATCTAAATTCATTATTTAGTTTATTATAATTTAAAACATCAGAGTTTCCAGTTTCTAAAATTCCTTCTATTTTAGTATCTAATTTTACATAATCAAAAT